ATATAAGTAGGTTGCAGTCGCTAGAGCCGAGTCAAACTTTAAGTTCGTTGCGCCTGGGTCTGTATCTGCCGTGTTCGTTAAGTAGTTGTATGTAAACGTTGCTCCACCGAATGAACCAGTGTCACCTTTGACTCCTGTTACGCCCGTTGCACCAGTTACGCCGTTAGAACCAGTTGGACCTGTCGCTCCCGTTACACCTGTTACGCCCGTTACGCCAGTTACGCCTTCGGCGCCAGTAACACCAGTAACTCCCGTAACTCCAGTAACACCGTTGACACCAGTTGGACCCGTTGGACCGTCCACCCCCGTTGCGCCTGTAACGCCGACTCCAGTGACACCAGTAACTCCGGTAACCCCAGTTGCACCAGTTACGCCATTTACACCTGTAACTCCAGTGACGCCCGTAACTCCAGTAACTCCAGCGCCAGTTGGACCCGTAGGCCCATCAACCCCGGTTACTCCTGTTACGCCTGTAACGCCTGTTACTCCAGTAACTCCAGCGCCAGTTGGACCTGTGGAGCCAGTTGGACCTGTGGCACCAGTCGGACCCTGAATACCTTGCGGACCAGAACCACCAATTTCAATCCACTGCGAATCGTAGTAAACAAATGTTTGTGCGGTATCGGACTCAAACCAAATCTGGCCAACAGCAGGGGAACCTGGAGCAGTTTCAGAGATTGTTGCTCCACCAGCTGCGCTGGCGTTAACCCATGCAGTTCCGTTCCATTGCAACACTTGATTGGTCGCAACGCTTGTTATTGTCACATCTGTCAGGTCATCAAGAGATGCAACAGTGGATGCTGTTCCTGGAACAAACTTGGTTCCGTTGTATTTGAGTACTTGGTCGCTTGTCGCACCAGTTGTATCGACTTCTATCCCGTCAATGAAAAGTACGGGGACTTTAAATGTGTCGTCAGTCTTGAGAACATTTGCTTCGTCTCGGTAGAGGTTTACATCTCCACCACCAGTTCCGTCGCCCCAGACGAGACGACCGCCACCCTGTATTTGAAGTCTTGCGAAAGTTTCCTGGTCTACAAAAATTGTCAACCCATCAGAGCCAGCGGATGACAGCTGCTTAATGGCAATTGGGGTTATAAATTTTTGAGCCACGACCTCAATCGCTTCCGTTTTGTTCGATTAGCCCCTCAGGACTAATTTGTTTTTAAAACTTAACCCGTTACTACGATAGTGTAGTCACCTGCTGTAATTGTTCCAAGAAGAGTAACTGTTACCGTGTCGGCGTTCGTGCGAGCAACATCACCAATTACCGTAGCACCACCTGATACCTCAAAAATCTGAACAATAACGTTCGTTGAGTTGAACATGTGGTCAACCTGGGTTGTGGAGGTTCCACCAGCGCTAGCTGCACAGCCTTTGCTTGCGATGCGAGCAAGAGCCGGAGTAGTAGTATTCGCAGTTCCTGCAGACGTTTTAATACCAAGGTTTGTGCGCGCACTTGCTGCATCTGACGCACCAGTACCACCGTCTGCGACAGCAACATCTGTACCGTTCCAAACACCAGTAGTTATTGTCCCAAGGGTTGTGATGGTGTTTTGACCAATGTACGTAGAATCGATGTCAATGGCATCCGAAGAAACAGATATACGACCCGCTGTTCCAACAGCATTAATCGTATTTCCAGTTTTTGTGAGACCGTCACCAGCAGTGATTTGGCCAGCACCAGAGAACTGGACCCATGCGATTGCATCTGTGCCTACAGTGATGGCTCCGTTGCTTGTTACAACCCAACCAGAGTCTGCATTTGCGGTACCTTCTTCAACAAAAGTAAACGCTCCACCGGACACTTCGCCGGTTCCATCAAAATCAGTTGCACGAACCGCGGCGCCAGTTACCTGAACAACGTAGATACCGTTTTCAGACTGGGTGCTTTGGTTCTTTACGAGAACACGGTCCCCAGTAGCGAGAGTTACGCCATCAACCGTATCGCCATCCTCTAGACCTGAAGCAAGAAGTACGGCGGTAGTAGTTGCAGCGCGAACTGACTGCTTGACGTCTAGACCAGAACGCGCAGCATCTACATAAGCCTTGGTGGCAGCATGTGCATCGTCAGTTGGTGTACCAAACTTTGCTTGACCGCTTCCATCTCTTATGACAAGCTTGCTTGCGGTTGCTTCAGATGCGGCATCAGCCAGCTTCGAAAAGTCTGAAGCGGACAACAAACCAGCGCTTGCAGATGTTGCAAGGTTTGGAGTAATCGTGATTTGTCCATTGGACTCACCAATGGTGAGTGCTGTGGCGTGTGAACCACCCGCAATTACACCGGCGAAGTCGCCAACCCCAGCAACGACCTTTCGCCATGCGGCGGCGGTTAAGTCATAAATCTTAATAACACCATCGGCGCTGTTGAAGTACATCCGTCCATCAAATAGGTTTGTCGATGGGTCGCTTGCAAGCACCTCAAAGCTGGAATTAATGAGCTGATTGCGATTGAGGTCAATGTTGGTTAGAAATTTTTGCGCCATTTTTGCTCCACCTTATGTGAGATATGCTTTTCCAGAAAACGCCGAAGAAAACATGACCGTAATCTGAGTATTGCTATTGTATTGTACCTCACCAAATACGTGTGTATCTGCAGAGTCAACAATAGTTACCGAAGGTTTGCCTCCGAGGGTGTGGGTTATGGTCCATGTGGCAGAGGCCGTGCCTTGGGCGTGTTCATGACGACGGGTGTTGGCTGAACCAGAATTTGCTCTAACGGTTACTAGATTTGGAGACTCTTGATTGACGATTACCTGATTAGCGGTGTCCTGATTGATATAAACCTGATTAGGAGTATTGCTCATCGGGTAACCTCGGGTATCAAAGTGACATCCCCGCGGATAACTTTTGATACTGTCCCACCAGTACTTATGATTTCTAGGTCATAGACACCACTGCTTGTAATGGTTGCTGTGTCAGCGGCAGTAATACTCAAAGAAATTTCGTTGTTTTTAGTAGGCGACTCAGCAATGTTGGGATTAATAGCTATTCGACCATTCTCTGTAGTTAAGGTAATCATTGGAGTTGTTGTGTCAATGGTTCTACGAATATGCATCCGAGCAGTAAAACCAGACAACGCAAAATTTTCGAAAGTTGCACCCGTAGGGTCTGTTACTAGGTCTGGTTGCTCAACAGAGATAAGGCGTCCAAAAGTCGACCCTTGTTCTATCGTCATGTTGTAAATTCCAGCAATCATGGACAGACTCTCCTAGGTGTGCACCTATTAGAGTTTAGGCTATTTGCCTCAATCAAAATGGAACCCCTAAGGCAATATTGCCAAGAAATGAGTTTGGTTATAGAACTGAAGGAGAGTTCTTGTTTGCTCCAACTTTCTTCAATCCCATGCTTATTGCCATGGAGGCCACGACTGCGGTAACACCGATTTCTAGGTTTGCAGAGTCGGTCAATGCATCAAAATCAGAACCGGCTGCAACCCATGCACCAAGAAACGCTGTAATAAAGGTCTTGACTGCTTGCTCAACTGCCTGCTTAATAAATGCTGAATTCATTTTTTCTCCTTGCTGGGGGTATTGCCAGCAACCCCATAGTACCCCCGAAAGAGTTGGTCACACAGTAAAGCATTATCCGAGATAATTATATTGATAATCTTGCTTTTAAAGCGACTATGCCTACTATTCTTCTTCGCCAAAACCTTCATCTAAGACGCTATTTTCTCCGCTCAATATCATATCCTCAGCAGACCGAAGCATCCCAGATGCAAGCCATGGGGTCATTGACATTGAGCAGGATATTGAAAGCTCCGTTCCAGATTCGGTAACTATTTCAGCAACAATTATAAAATTTGCTATTAATTTATCTGGAAGAGAATCACGAACAAAAGAATCAAAGTCGTATTTTGTGTTTTTTTTGTCATCTTCGTCCATGTGTCTCCTATATTAATACATGCGTTACTTTGACTCCGATTGGCTTGGCGTAATAAATAGCTTCATTAACAACACTAAGAGATTCTCCAATTTTTTCCTCAGATGCGCCGTATGTTTGCTCCCATGGTGTTTCTACCAAAACCGTAAATGGTCCATTGTTCTGAAGAGTTATTTGAATTTCTTTATCCCCAATCATTAATCTTTTAACGGCTTCCTCGATTGCGGTTACGGAGCCAGAATTTATACCGTAATAACCATTTTCTGTTTGCCACTGCAAGAATTCTTTTTGTAGTTCGGCCGTGTTCTGGGGTGGTTCTAGGAGTGCCGATGTGGTAAATCTCAAAGCATCCCCTCCGTTCAAAGTACTAGAACCATCACCCTCGGTTGCTCCAAGAACAAATGCGTCTGATGGGTCTAGGCTTGATTCAAGTTTTGAAATTGGTTCAGTTCCAGTAAACTGAGCAAGCCATTTTAGTTCGTCTGTGTCTGCTACGTCCGGGTTTACAAGATGGCTTTTTGTTAGGTCATTGGTTTCGTCGTAACCTTCAGAAATATCATAATGTTGAAAAGAAAAAGACTGTTTTAGGGCTCTGTCGAGACCCTCAAAAGCAACATCAACAAAACGTTGCAAAGCAAAATCTGGGTTTTGCTGTAATTCTTCGGTATCAAGATACTCGTTGGGGATGTGTCTCATCATCTGCAGTAAGGCTTCTCCAAGCCTTCCGGCGTCCACAGATGAACACAAAACCGGACTAGTAAAATATATTTTGTCTGATTGACTATCTGGAATAAATTCTATTTGAATAGAAACAACCGGATTTGGGTTGTTGTAGCTTGGAACATACATTTCGGTTGTTCTATAAACTCTCCATGCTGGATTTGCTAAAGAACTAGAATAAAGAGAACTTGTTGCTGGTGGAATTTCAAAATTTGTTACACCAAATGACTCAATTTGGCTACCATCATCAAATATCTTTACATTTATGTCTCCGCCCGCTGGCATGCTTGCGCCAAAAGTCAATTGCGCAGCGTACTTGTAATCCGAAGGGTCCATGTTTACTGCATCTATTTGCACATAACATGCGCTTGCTGTCGGGGTCAGCTCAATCTGTTTGAATTCACTGCCGACTCTTATTTCCGAACTCAACAAATTTGTATAGGATGCACCAGAAATATACCATTCGCCAGAACCACCAAGCGAATCAAGTGTCTCCGCTGAACCGGTAAGACGATTAAAAACTGAAGCCATTACAAAACAACAATTTCGACAATGGCTTGAGGCAAGCTCCCTGCATATAAGGATTCATAAGACGTAAGCGCTGCCCCAACTGACACCTCCGAAACCAATAGATTATTTCCATATGGAACATCTGGGTACTGTGGAATTGATGTACTAACGTCCGAAACGTACTGAACACCGTCAACTGATAATATTTTTCCAACTAGGTCAAATATTCTTAACGACGAATCAAACTGCGGCCATTGATTTGGAGAAACAAAAGACTCAATCTCAGTCTTTACGTCAGTTGAAACCGTGGTTGAGTTAAATCCAGCTCTTACCGAAATTGTTGCTTCTATATTCACATAATAAACAGAAGCATCAATGACATCAAAAATCAATCCAGCAGCAACACGAGACTCAATATCCGATTTAATTGTATTTTTTGTATCTCTTCCAACTGGGATTCCATCTTCTCCAAGTACAAAAATTGCAAAATATCCAGGCTCTTCATTGTTTTCTGTATAGCTTGAAAGAAGAGTGTCCATCATGACAACATCGACAAACTCACCTACCGATGATGTTGAAGAAATATTGTCTGTGTAGGTTATTAAAGACTGGGCTGCATTAAGGGTAAGACTGTTGGATGTGGTCGTATATATACCACTTGGGAATATAGCAGAATATGTTGAGTTTCCATAAAATTCTGGAGTTATCATTCTGTATGTTGTTCCAGGGTGGGCAGAAGCGGAAGAAGCAAATGCCTGATTGACATATGCGCTTGCAGATGTTCCGGAGTGATACCCGCTAGCTGATGTTGCAGTAAATGCAGTTGGGCGAACAAGGTCATAAACTTTGCATCTTTTTACATTTGAGTAATTTAGAAGAACATAGTTTTCTATTTGTGTCGCAGTATTCAAGGTTGAACTCAGAGACTGAAGATATGTTGCAGCTCTATTCAAAAATTGAGTTTCTGTTTCGCTTGAGTCACCCTGAGAAACAACTGATGTGGTTGTGCAAGAAAATATTACCGAGCTTGGAGAAGCTGGGAGAAACTGTGTCCCTATGGATATTGACGGTATTACTCCATTAATCAATGATGTCAATGTTGCGGTTACTGTGGTTGCAGCACCAGCAGCTGTAGCAGCATCATCTAAAATGAATGGCAACTGTATTACTTGCGAGCCATCAAAGTAGTCATATACAAACGATGTTCCAGCATCTACTGTCTGCCCTGCATCAAAAAATTCAATTTCTACATCAACTGTTGCTGCAGTTGATTCTATTCTTGTAACACCCATAATTTTCAGAATGCCTTCAACTAGGCCGTTTGGAAGTCTGTTTATTGCACCTATGGAAAGAGCTCCAACATATGCTCCAGCCTGAAGAATTGCGTCTTCTATTGTGCCAGGCCGCGGGTTGAATTCAGGCAAGGCGGTTTGGGCGTATGTGACAGCATCTTGGTACACCGAAGCTGGCTGTTCATCAAAACCAGAAAAATTTATATATGTACTAAAGTCTGGAGACGGCATTTTTCCTACAATTCATAAGAGACATTTATTCTATCCGCACCACTTGAATCTGGTCTTCCTCTATCGATTGACGTAATTATTATCTCAGGCCAAAAAAAATTAATTGACTGCCTAAGCCCTTTTGGTTCTCCAGATTCAAATGTTGGGTCAATTGTCCCATACGATGGCTCAAGCGGGTGTTCACCTGGGGTGGTTCGCAACGTTAGAGCTATAACTTGGTCATATTGAGCTGTATCTCCGTCGTAGATTAATTCAGCAGTTCCAGACTGGTCAAATGTAAGTGGAAATTTCAACATAGGCATATATTCATTCTCCCATCATTAATCAAAATTCGCCTGCACCCAGGCCTTAAGTTCAAGTATCTCATCATCAACATATTTTTTTGTTGCAGCATCCGTTGCCAGGATTGGGTCATCCACCCCGCTTATTCTTTTATTTGTTGACTGGGCACCAAAAACGGCAATTTCGGTTTGTGCTCCATCAAGAAAACCAACCAAGACTCCGTCACCGATTGATGGGTATCGTGAAAAAACTTTACATGGACCAAATATTTGGTTTTGTGCAAGTTTTGGAATGTTTACAAAAACTCCCCCACTCACCCTGACCACTTTCCCAATAAAAACGCTGTTTGGAATCAATGGGGAACTAGTCGCTTTTGATGGGTTTGAAATTGAGTAGCGAGGACTAGAGGGAACTAACATTTTGCCTACTCTTCTGGTTTTGTCTGGTCTTTGGGTTTTTGCGGAGTACTGAAATTTATCTGAACAGGCTGAGAATCAAACTCGGAAAATGAAACCCCATTAACTATATATCCGCCCCTAAACATACCCGGAACACCGGTAAAAAAAACAGTGTGACCAGGTCTAACCAATTTCCCGTTTGGAGATTTTAATGTAGCTGTACCATCTCCTTCTAAGCCGTCATTCTCGGACCTTCTTATGTCGGGCCATGTTGTTAATTCAAAGTCCTTGACATCTCCGCCATTAATAGGATTTGGGTTATATGTTAGGTCAATGTATTTTTTGGTCACGGTTTTTTTGTTTTTTATTTTTGAAATAGAATCTGGGCCAAATTGCCACAGAAGCCATTGCATTGAGCCATATATGAGCTGACCATCAACTTCAAATAGTTGATATTGGTTTGTACTAGCAGCCCCAGTCAACACTGTCCATACAGAACTGTCGGCACCGCTGGATGTTCTAGCCTTAAACAATGCTTGTTGCTTACCTGTTTTTTGGCCGTAAAATGGCATGCTGTATTTTCTGGCAATAGCCTGTGCGTACTCATAGCCATTAGTTCCAGCAATTAATTCTGGTTTTTTATCTCTTTTCATCAACTGAACATTCTTAGGCCAACACCTAATGTTTACAACTGGTGAGCCACCAGTTCCCGGAGCTGTTGCAACCTCTCCAATCTCGTAAGCTCTACCACGATACAAAACATCTCTTCTTAGGTCAAAATACCTTCTGTCAAAATCCGTGCTAGCCCCAACTACGCCGCTGCCAGTAAGGCTGTAATCACTGTCTATGTACTGAACTGAAACCTCTGTTGACGCCTTGTCCGAGTAACTTACCGTCAAGGAAGTCATTCTTTTGGCAAGTGTCTCTGATTCATCTTTTCTGAGTCCGGTTATATTAAATGTCGAAATTATATTTTCTATATCCAATCTGTCCGATATCGCATAATCGTTGCTGTTATATTGAGAAGCGTTTAATTCCTCAAATGTTTTTAGCCTTATCTTTTCTAGTTCGTGTAGTTTTTCGGCTGCTATAACTGCGATTAATTTTGATTTAGTTTCACCGTTTGGAAGTTTGTATTTTATTTTTTTTCTTTCAAATATTCCCAAATGCAAACCATCTTTTAGGTATTGAGCCCAAGCTTGTGCCTCGGTATATATTTTTTTTCCATCTACACTCAACAGTGGAAGATTTATCTCGCGCTCTTGTTTGCCTATCCTTTTCGACAAAGTAGCCGTTATGAGAGTTGAAATATTTGGGCCGGCTGGGTCAATTATGGTTGAACCGTCGGTTTTTGGGCGTGTTCTAACCATGGGCCTAGCACGGATATTAATATTTCCAGCAATAATTGGTTCTGGCTCGGAGGGATACCCTTCGTAAATTGATTGTGCCATTGTTATTCCGTATTTTTGATAAGTTCATCAAGTGATATGGTTTTTATTGATTTACCAGGTTGGGAAATTTTAACCAAATATGCCACAGCCTTTTTGTAACGTTCCGAATCAGTTTTGCCTAAATAACTTCTAAATCTGGTAGAATTTCTTTCCTGCAGTCCATACAAGTACCTTTTTGCTGCGGCTTCCAGTAAAGTGTTGAGAGGTGTGGATGCAGTTGTTGTGTCGGTGTCAACTCGTCCCTTAGTTGATGGGAAGCTGTAACCAGCCGACCCCGGGACAACAACAGATTTGGATTCCAGGACAAATGGTGAGTTGATTGCTTTGTCTGTTGTTGAGTACGTTATTACTTTGGGTGAAATTACAGGATAAGGCACACGAAGTCCACTGGTTGGATTATTGTACTTAAATGTCGTGGGAGAAACTTCGGATATTTCATACACAAATTCAACCTTGTGAAGGTTTTTTATGTCGTCGGGTAAATTAGCAGTCATTTGAATTTTTACCTTATCTCCCTTCTTAAGTCCATGATTTGTTGCAGTAGTAATTTTAACTTTTCCGCCAACTTCTCCTTCTATTGTTGCGACGTTGCCAGTAACGCTCGCAACGCCAGAACCACTTCCAGTACCTCCAGCCAAACCTGTTCCTTTTGGTATCGTGTAGGTAAACTTTGGCAATGTAACAAATCTTTCATTTGTTCTTGCAAGGTATTCAACCAATGAAATATTGCAGGTAACTGCTGTTGCTTGCCCATTCCGATTTACTCTTGTTACCTGAAATGACATTGAATCTATATTCCATGTTTTTAAAGCTAGAGCAGAATGCACATTTAGGAAGTTAACGGGTCGTGCGTCAGTAGCAAAATCCTGCAAAAGAACAATATGTGAATCGACCGAAGCGTTAAGCGAGTCATATGGGATGGCTAATAAAAATTCAAAACTACATCTTTCAAGTTTTTGGGAGGTTGCGTCAACTAGTGGAAGATTTAAAGGTCTTGGAATTTCTGTATACAGAACCCCAGCTCCATCATGGGTAAATGTTGATATACCAAAGGGGAATTCATAGCTAAGTGCGGTCTGGGTTTGTCCATTAATGTTGGCTTGATACATTGAGCGTATTAATGTGCCGGTAGATACGACCGTTCCCGGCTTTCTGTCTCCGACTATTATTGATGTGGATACAGAGCGTCTGGTTCTAGAGATAGCCATTTAGTATCTTTCTCTGAAATTTCTTTGCGCTTTTTCAATTTCTTGAATTACTTGTCTTGCTATTTCTTGTGGAGACTGGTTTTGAGCTCCATAAACATTGACCGTTACCGGAGCTACGGCTACCCCACCACCACCAGACGACGAGCCATTCCTAGACGACACCCTTGTCGTACTCGTGTCTCCAAGTGGTGGAACAACATGCAGGTGTCTAGAACTAGCGGAACCATGGAACTCCGCAAACCCTCCAGAGTCAGAAATCATTTTTGCGTACTGGCCTAGGTTCTGGCCGGTGAGGTCATAAGCTCTTCCGGCTGCATGGTCGGAACTTGGAGAACCAAGACTCGTGGTCCTAAAAGCGCTTGTTATCTTTCTTGAACCAGTTAATGCTGAATCAAATCGAGAATGTGCGGAAAGCGTTCTACTCAAATTCCTTGAGGTTGACGTATCCCCAATCATTCCCCTTCTTGGACTACTTGTATCCATTGGCTTAACAAAACCAGCAGCAAGCATATCCGTCCACCATTGTGGTTGCGTTTCCCACCATTCTGGGCTTGAGTCAAATCCTGAAGCAATAGCATCCAAGAATTGTTGATGCAACTCTCCTGCTATTTTGTCAAGGCTTCCAGAGAGTATTGCTGCTTGCATGTTGTTTGTGGTCTCAAAAGTTTTTGCATCGTCTTGGGTAAACTGTGTACCAAATTTACTATTCATCAGCGCTACAATTTCTGCGCCAGTATTTACATTTGCCATATCTCCAGATAATAGGAATTTTTCAAACCCTTCTTGGTCAAATGTCCCACCGGTTATTGCTGATGCAATTCCCTCACTAAAACGGTTTCCGGCAATATCACCTCTTTTGAATTGAAAATCGCCAAGACCCATTAATCCGCTTATTCCTGGTGTTCCAATTTTTGAGGCATATCCTGAAGCTGCTGTTTCAAATGCAACCTGTGCGTTGCTTTGTCCACTGTACAAACGACCACCGATATTTTCAGTTTTTGTGTATGCGTTCTGTAGGCCTTTATTCCCAAAAAATGGAGATGTGGGGTCTGTAAACATTGAACCGTCTGCAAAACTTTTGAAAACTTCTAGTTGTTTCTTGGTGTCGTCTGGATACATCGATGAAACATAGTCGGACATTGTTTTTTCATAGTTCGCAAAATCATCCTGGGTTGCACCAGAACCAAGGTCTAATAAATCTTTTTCACTTGATTTCAAAGAATCGAATGCGTCACGTTTTGCTCTGATTTTGTCCAACTCATTTAAGGCTGTAGTTCTTATGTCCTGAATCGCATTCTTG